ATACCGTGGCAGGCTGGTGCGGCCTCACCGGGCAGGACACGTCGGCGCTGACGCAGACGGTGCTCGGATATTCCGTGAGCCAGGGCTCGGGCAAGGACATGATCGGCCCGCTGCTCGACATTCACGACGTCGACTGCCGCCCACATGATTTCATCGTCCAGTTCGTCAACCGTGGCGCCGCGCCTTCCGGCACCATCCTGACTGAAGACTTCGTGAGGTCGGGCTCCGAAGATCGCTACACCGTGACGATCACGCAGGACACGGATCTGCCGCGGAAGCTGACCTTCAACTTCGCCGACGTCGATCACGAGCAGCAGCCGAACAATGCCATCGCGCAGCGGCCGTTCGACGCCGTCGATACGACGCGCGAAGAGACCGTCGACCTCTCAACCTGGGCGGATCATGCCGACGGGGCGCAGCAGAAAGCGGACCGCTATCTGCAGCGCTCCTGGATCAGCCGAGACACGACTAAAAACAAGCTCACCGCGCAGCACCTCGCGTTTGAGCCCGGCGACGTGACGACGCTCTCGCTCGACGGCCGCATGCGCAACGTCCGCCTGAATAAGCTGACGATCGGCAAGGACGGCCTGCAATGCGAATGGGTGCGCGACGAAAGTTCGGTTGCGCTGCTCAATTCGGCGACAGCTGGCGCTCCGGCGAACAATCAGCCAGTGCAGACGATTTATGTTCCATCGCCGAGCAAGGGCTTCATTCTCGATGCTCCGCTCGTTCGTGACGCCGATAACGACGTCAACCCGGTAATCTATTATGCAGCCGGCAGCTACGGCGGAACATGGCCAGGCGCGACTGTCAACGAAGGCGTGGGCGGAGATTTCAGTACGATCTTCGCTTCGGTCGACGATGCTCACCGCGCGACCTGGGGTCTCGCCTCATCGACGCTCGGCTCGGCAAATCCGAACCTTTGGGACCGAGGCAACACGCTCAGTCTTTCCGTGTTCGGGACGTTGACGAGCGCGACCGAAGCCGAAATCAATGCCGACCCGTCGCTGAACCTCGTTGCCCTCGGCGACGTGGGAAGGTGGGAGTTTTTGCAGTTCGCTACGGCCACGCTGACTGGCACGAGCGGCAACGCCAACCTCTACACGCTCAGCGGCTTCAAACGCGGCCGGCGCGGCACTGAAGGGAACGTCGGAACGCACACCGCGGGCGACCTGCTGCTCGTGCTGAACGGGGCGGCAGCGGAGACCATCGGCACCGACCAGATTGGGATGGGGCTGGCGTTCAAGGTGCAGTCGCTCGGCCGCGATGTGGATTCGGCCGTGGAGATCGACCTGACCTTCGCGGCGAACACGCTCAAGCCCTATGCGCCCGCAAGCGTCAAATGGGCTTGGGATGGCACGAACCTCACGGGCACGATCACGCGCCGGACACGCGTTGGCGGCTCCTGGACGAGCGGCGGCGGCACGATTGCGCTCGGCGAGACCACCGAGGCTTATGAGGTCGACATCTACAACGGCGTTACGTTCAAGCGGACAATTCCACTGAGCGGCACGAACATCTTCACCTACACGGCGGCAATGGCTGCTGCGGACGGCATCACCCTGCCGACGCCGCCGAACATCAAAGCCTATCAGATCAGCTCGACCGTCGGCCGGGGCTTCGCGCTAGCGGCTTAGGACTAGTGCGAGCAAAAATAGTCCAGGCGGCACGATGATTGAGGTGGCGATGCCGATCGCAAATGTTCCGGGCGGAATAATCACGTTCATCGCGATCTTATTTGTGGCCTGACCGACCCGCATCAACAAGCGCTTTTCATCGTCAGTCACCCGCGCTGACTACCAGAAAACAGCAAGGAACTCTAGCGCATGACGACATCACCGCGCCTCGGTTACGCCGAGCTCGTTTCCGGCCAGGCTACGCCCGAGACGACGGTCAACGAGATCGCGCGCTACGTCGAGCAGGGCGCGAACACCTTCGCCTTCAAGAGCCGCACGACGACGGCCGAGCCGGCGGTGCCAGCAGACGGCGATTGCTATCTCGTGCCCACGTCCGCAACCGGCACACATTGGAGCGGCAAGGACGGAAAGATCGCCTTCTATGAGAACACCGCATGGGTGTTCCTGACCGCGAAGCAGGGGTTCGTCGCGACCGTTGCTGACGAGAGCAACGCTGCGATTCAGTACGGCGGCAGCTCGTGGGCGGCGCTGAGCGTTACGGCCGCCGCGCCCAACGTCCAGGCCGTGACTTCTGCGGCCACCGTTACGCCGACATTCTCCAACGACATGGTGAAGATCACCGCGCAGGCGGCCGCGCTGACCCTCGCCAATTGGAGCGGAACGTCAATTCCGGCGTGGGGAATGGCAATCCGGATCAAGGACAATGGCACGGCTCGGGCGATCACCTATGGCACCCAATACCGCGCTATCGGCGTGACGCTGCCGACAACGACAGTTGTCAGCAAGACACTGTATCTCGGCTGCATCTGGAACGCCGACGACAGCAAGATCGATGTCGTGGCCGTAGCGCAGGAAGCCTAGCTGTGGTGCCGTTCAAAGCGCTTCGGATGAGAAATCCATCGGCGCCAGCGCTTTCGTGGACGACCGTCTTTTCAATGACTCCCAACGACCATGAGGGCGGTTGGGCCGGGTTCACCATGCGCAATGCGATTGCCGCTTCCCTGCTGACTGACATGTCGGCGACGCAGATGCGGATCACTTTCTCAGTTTGGAATTCGGCTGGCGCCGTGCTGGTCTTCAACCATTGCTATTGTAACACGCGGGGCTCAGGGACTTGGGATTATTCTGGTGCGCCAGTTCAGGTCTTCTGGAACGGGGGCAACGCTGGATTTAGCATCACGGCGCCGGCCAGCATCACCAGCGATCCCTTCTCGATTGCCTACGACGGTACGCACGATCTCATCATAGGCGCCGACATGGGCACCAACTCAAACTTTGCGAGCCACAATTCTCTCGCCGGAACGTCGATCGGCTTCAAGTCCGGCGCCGACGGGTCAACCACAATTGCCAGCGGCTACAGCACTGATCCGCAGCACTGCTTCGTGACGAAAATCGAGGTCGCCTAAGTCTGAAGGTCGAGCCACCAGGGCAATCCGCCGCGGGCGAATGCAACGACGGCAACGGCGAGCAGAACGAGCACAACCAGCCAAATAGCACCGCGCAGCAACCGTAGCCTCCGTCACACGAGGGCCGAGCGCGGGCTCTCCTAATGCAAGATAATGGGTGAAGCAACCTAGTGCCGCCGGGGGGGCGGTCATCCGGGAGGGTCAGTATGCGTGAACATGGGATGCTCCCGTGAGCGTCGACGGGTGGGCGTCGCTGGCTGGCGCAGTCGGCTTCGTGCCCGGGTTGCAATGGCTTTGGCGGCGTCTCGCCCGCAATCCGAAACAGGAAGCCGAGGCGCGCAAGCTCAACGCCGAGGCCGACGACCTTCTCGCCGACCGGCTATGGGCGGAAATCGAGCGCCTCGACCGCGATCTGAAAGAGGTGCGTTCCGAACTGGCGACGGTGAAAGCCGCCGCAGCGGACGAAAAGACGGCTCTCGAAACCGAGAATAAGCGGCTCCGGCTTGAGGTCTCCTTCCTCCGCAGGCGTGTCGAGCAGCTCGAGGAGATCATCAAGACGAAAACGACGCCGGCGGACATGCTGGCACAACTTGCCGAGATCGACCGCAGGACGGCCGCGCGAGACGAGCCATGATGCCGTCGCCCGCCTGCGAAGGGCTGATCCGCGATGCCGAGGGCCGCAGGCTCAAAGCCTACCAGGACAGCCGCGGCGTTTGGACAATCGGCATCGGACACACGCGCGGCGTCAGGCCGGGCATGACCTGCACCGAGGCGCAGGCAGAGACCTGGCTCGAGGAAGACTTGGCGGAAGCTGAGGCGGCTGTGAATCGCCTCGCGCTCCCCTGCACGCAAAATCAATTCGACGCGCTCGTCAGCTTCGTCTTCAACGAGGGCCCGACCAAGTTCGCCGGGTCGACGCTGCTGCACCTTCACCGGGCGCGCGATTATGCCGCTGCTGCCGGCGAATTCGGCAAGTGGATCTACTGCGATCACAAGGTGCTTCCCGGCTTGATCAAGCGCCGCGCGGCCGAAGCCCACCTTTATCTCGGCGAAGCGTCGTGAGCTCGCTGCGTAAGCTGCTCGCCATCCGCGATTGCGGCGATGCGCTTCCGGGCGAGTTCGTACGGTGGGCCGGGCGCAAGGGCGTCGGCTTGATCGTCGCCAAGGTCGAACACGGCTTCACGTGGGTTTCGTGGCCGAGCGGCCGCAAGGACTATCTGCCGGTGACGGTCCTTCGCCCGGTCAAGCACCGCGGCGAGATGTGGGATCGGCGGCCGTGAAGCGCGTGGTCAGGCGAACCTACACCGGACCGCGCCCTTGGGAGCAACCGACCGCCGCGCCCTTCAGCGAGGTTGCCGATTGCACGCGCGGTGAGCTTCGCCTGGCCGCCGAGGTAGCGCTCGCCGAGCTGCACGCCATCCATGTGCCGACGTTCGCTCACGAGCGCGCTGTGGCGACCCTGAAGGCGGTGGCGTCGTGAACCCGGGGCAGTTCATCGTCGCCGTCTGCCGCGCCTGTCTGCGGCGAGAAGGGCTCGCGTTCTTCGCGCTCGCGATCTCGCTCGGCGGCGCAGGCGTGCTGTCGTTCTTCCTCTACGGCAACCTGCTCTATTTCCGGCAGCACGGCGCCACCAACGAACTGTTCTACATCTCGTGCGGAATGCTGGCGCTGATCTCGATCGTGCTGATCAGCTCGCACCGGCTGCTCGGCTCCAAGCTCGCGATCGAGGCCGAAGTGCTGAGCGCAAAGCTCAAGATCGAACAAGGCGATGATAGCGCTCCGTAGCGCGTTGCTCGCGCTGACCCTCGCCACCGGATTCGGGACTCGATACGACGATCACTGGCCGCCCGCTCGCTGGCGGGGCGTTGGCACGACGTCGGTGCTCTATGCCCGATCGCAGGAAACCGTCGACCATCTTTGCGGCCGCGCGCCGAAGAACATGACGACTGAGGCGTGCGTGACGACTCAGGGGGTCGAAGTGCTGCCGGACCCCTGCACCTACCCGGGCGAGTACGCGCGGATCGTCTGCCACGAGAATGCGCACCGCTTCCGCAATTGGCCAGGAGATCACCCGCTATGAGACTCTTCTTTGATCTTCTCGGCGCCGTTGGGATGCTCAGCGTGGCAGCTGGCGTCCTGATCTGGTTCGCGCCCGAGGACAATTCGGAGAATTTGGCGATGGCGCACTTCATCGCGCTTTTGCCGCTGGGACTGGGCGCCATTCTCCTCCTCATCTCCCTCATTGGGCGAGTGGCCTGATGCCCTGGCTTCTCGCGCTTGTCGAAGGCTGGCTTGGCCCGAAGTTCGCCAGGTTTGCGCGGCCGCTGATCTATCTCGTCGCTGCTTTGCTACTGGCGTTCGCCGCCCTCGTCGCAGTGAAGATCCATGATCGCCGCGTCGTCGCTACCGCGAACGACCGCCAGGGCGCGGCCAACGCGAACGCCGACAAGCACGCCGACGACAACGCAGGCGATCAGCGCGTCACCGATGCGCTCCGGCTGCAGGACGAAAAAACCAAATCTCAGGAGGCGATCAATGAAGCTCATCGCAGCGGCGCTGATCCTCGCGCTGCCTACTATCAGTGCGTGCGCAAACAACAGGCCGCCCGCCACGCCGGCCAGCCATCCCCCGCTTGCTGACCTAGTCTGCCCCGCAGAGCCTGACATCGTCGCGGCGATGGCGGCCGATCCGACCGGGCTTTCATGGGACAAGGCCGTGCGCGAAGCCGGTCAGGCATGCCGGGATGCGCTCGCCCGCGTTTGCCGCTGGCACGTCGAGCGCGGTGCAGATGCGGCCTGCCCGAAGGTGCTCAAGCCATGAACCTCGCCGATTGGTTTCGACGCGAATTCCTCGCGGTCGAGCACGCCGCCGAATCCCTCGTCCACACAGCAGAGAAGGAACTCGAAATGGTATCCCAAGCATTTGCCGACGCCATCGCACGGATCAAGGCCGCGCTCGCGTCTCACGCTGACCAAAGCGCTGCCGACGCCAAGACGATCAGCGATCTTCAGGGGCAGCTGTCCGACCTGCAAGCGAAGTGCGCCGGGCATGAAGCGACGATTGCCGACCTCACGCAAAAGCTGAGCGACGCGACCTCGCAGATCGCCGACATGGAGCAGGCGCTGCTCGACGCAGCTCCGCCGGCGGCCTAACCGATGCGCGCGCTCCGGCCGGCCATTGCGGCATTCATCGTTGCCCTCGCAACTCCGGCCGGGGCGGCGCTCCCTCAACTCTCTCTCGCCTGCGGCTCGGCTCCGGCTGGCCAGGACGTTCCGTGCTCGATCAGCCGCGTCTCGGGCGGCAAGGGCGTCTATGTCCTGTTCCAGACGTCGGACGACACCGCGAAAGCTGGCACCGACTACACGGCGGTCAGCAAGCAGGTTTATCTGAGCGCTGGCACGTCATCGTTCAGCATAGCCGTTCACACGCTGGCCAATGCGAACGCGGCCGGCACGCTCACGTTCAATGCGGCCGTCGCCGGCGGATCGTCGGTTGTGCGCGCGATCGGGAGCATCGTTGAGCCCGCGCCAGTTCCTGCGCCGACGCCTACGCCTACGCCGTTGCCCGGTCCCACTGGCGAGGCGGCCATCACGGACAACTTCGACACGGCCGCAGGGATCGAGCAGACTTGGTACGGACCTCTCGGCCGCGGTGGCATCGCGCCAGCGAGCGCTGATCCCGTGGGCGCATTCCGCCTCTTCTGCGGCGCCGGTCAGCTGCTCAAGGACGATCCGCTCGTCTATCCGGGCCAGCCGGGCGTTTCGCACCTGCATCAGTTCTTCGGCAACCTGGGCGCGAACGCGAGCTCGAACTACACCTCGCTCCGCACGACTGGCGATTCGACGTGCGACATCGGGTCGGTGCCGGAAAATCGCTCCGCTTATTGGATGCCGGCTATGATGGACGGCGCAGATGGCGTCGTGAAGCCGAACTGGCTCAAGGTCTATTACAAGCGCAATCCGAAGAGCGATCCGATGTGCAAGCCGCCGGAACTGGGGGGCATCGGCAACTGCACGGATCTCCCCAACGGCATCCGCTTCGTGTTCGGCTACAATATGAAAACCGGCGTCGGCGGCCCGAACGATCTGTCTAGCCAAGACAGCGGCGCGATCACCTATCAGTGCTGGGCCACAAACGATGGCGCGCCGGGCTTCCCTGGCGCCGGTTACTACCACAATATCGAGGAGGTGCGCGCGGCCGGCTGTCCCTCCGGCGCTCTGCTGATGATCATCGCCGCTGCTCCAATCTGCTGGGACGGAGTGAACGTCGATTCAGCTGACCACCGCAGCCACATGCGCATGGCTGACGGGCCGATGTACGCGGGACAGTTCTTTCGCGCTTGCCCGACAACGCATCCGTACCTGATCGATAGTCTCGAAGTTCAGGCGGCCTTCCGCACCGACGCGAATTTCGTCGCAGGCAAGTGGCATTTGTCGAGCGATGAGATGGTGCCGAATGCCGTTCCGGGCGCGACTTGGCACATGGATTATTGGGAAGCCTGGTCCCCGACGGTGAAGGCGACGTGGCACGCGAACTGTATCAACCTGAAGCTCAGCGGCTCGGGCGGCGACCAATGCAACGGGACGCAGATCATCGGCGCCAACGGTCCGCCGTGGCCGCAGGATTTCCCCGATCACGTCGTGGTGCCGGCGCCTTAGTTGGCGCGTGAAAACATGGACAATTTGCGCGGGGCCTCTCTCTGAGCAGAGGCGGTCGCGACGGGGCAGGTTGGACAATCTTGGCGTTGATTCCGAAGGCTTCCTGCAGAACCTCCACTCCTGCCATTCGCTCTCGTAAATTGTCCAACCTTCACGGTTTTTCCCCCTCAAGGTTGGACAATCCGGCGCTCCACTCAATCACTCTACCGACTGCTGAGTCCGCTAGCGCACGCTGCTCAGCATCAGCGACATAAGTCGCCACAATGCCGTCGCTGGACCACTGCCCGACCGCCTTCAGCTGCTGCTGAGTGGCGCCCAAGTCGGCAGCGCGACGTGCCAGGGCCTTCCGCAGCCCATGCGCCGTGCAATGAGGCAGTCCAGCCTCGTTGCACCTATCGCGGAACCATCCCCCAAAACCTGCGGCCGTGAATGGCCGCCCATATTCCGTCACGAGCAGCGTCGTCATGCCGACGGCCGGCATCGCGGCAATCGCTGCGATCAGCGGCGGCGCTGCGAGCATGTCGACCATTTTGCCGGTCTTTCCCGCCGTGAGCCGGATCCGGCCGCCCTTGATGTGCTGCGGCCCGACGCGGACGGCATCGCTGCGCCTGAGGCCCGTCCACAGCATCAGCTCGAGCGCGAGCCGAGGCTTCGTGCCTAGCTGGTGCCGCTGCTGGAATGCCGCGATCTCTTCCTCGGTCCAGCTGTGGAAGCCAACGCGCGCGGGCTTGACCGGCAGCTCCGCCTCTTCTGCCGGGTTGCGGCTGATCCATCCGAGCCGCATCGCATAAGCGAACAGCCGCTTCAGCTGCTCGTGAAGGTTTGACGATGCGGCGGGACCGCCAATCGTCCGGTTGCCAACGATGCGCTTCTTCGCCTTGCGCTTCAGGATGACTTCGACGTGATCGAACTTGAAGTTGGGGACCAGGTCGTTGGCGAACTCGGCACGGAACGGTTCGATGATCCCGCGCACGGTGCGCTGATGCGCTTCCCCTGCCTTCAGGAACGTGGCGCTGCGATAGAAGCGGCTGACCAGGTCGCCGATCGACTTCGGGACATGCCTCGGCTCGGCGTCGGGCACGATGCCAGCGAGGGCCGCTTGGTAGGCCGCGCGATATTCGGGTGTCGCCGGGTGCGGCAGATAGCAATCCACGCCGCCATGCCTGAAGCGGCATCGCTCGCGGCCGTGCCGGTCAACGACGAACGATGTGTATTTGTCGCGCTTACGATTCTTCGCCATGCAGCCGGTCCAGCGGGTTGGGAGCCGGCGCGTCGATGTCCGACTCGGGATCGCCGACAATAACCTCGATCCGGCCTTCCACAACGACGACGCGGGCGACCGGCAGTCCGGCCGCCTTCACGCCCTTACATGCACGGGAAACGTCATCCTGGCGGAAGGTGGCGCGCGCCGTCATGCCGCCTCCAAGTGCCGCCAGCGCGGCTGATAATCCGCCATCGACATGCAATCGAGCGTGGACAGATCGAACCGCTGCCCGTCCTCAAGCCGGTACGAGCAGCCGTCGCCGTCAGTCGACATGTACGTGAGGCGCGCGGTGCTATTCGCCTCGATGAAGCGCTGAGCGCGCAAGGTTGGCGTCTGAGGCAGGCGGGTGGCCATTAGGCGGACTTCAGTCCCATGCGGCGAGCAAGAGCCATCGCCATCCGAGCTTGGCCGCTAGCAAGCGAGCGATATAGGCGCCGACCCTCAGTCTCATCAGGATCATCCCTGCGGAAGCGCTCGCCTCGTGGATAGGCGAACGGAGCGCGAGGCGGCGGAATTGCTTCAGGACCAGGCATCACCAATCCTCTTCAGTGTCGTCTTGGCGGCGCTGCCATTCTTCCTCTCGCCAGCGCTCTTCCTGCTGCCGCTGCCAATGCTCTGCGTAGCAATGCCCGCGCTCGCACTCGTATTGTGTATCCGTGCCGAGGCATTGGTCGCAGGCTCGTCTGATTGGCGCGCTCACCGCATCACTACCCGCATCAGAGCGTGAGCAGCAGCAGGCGCTGCGATCCACAGCATCATGAGCATCCCGACGTAAATCCCGCCGACCACGAAGCCAGCGCCGAAGTGCGTGTAGAAGCGGAAGAGGGCCCTCAGCGCCTTCATTCAACGCGCTCCATCATCCGACGCTCGCGCTCGGCCTCTTCGCCCTTGAGCTTCTCTGCGGCTATCTGCAGCCCGCGCGCAAAGCCGCTGAGCGTGATCCGCGCATCCGTGCACGCGGGTTCCGGCATTTCATCGCAAGCGGCGTCGAGGCCGTCCGCTAGCGTCAGGGCGAAGTGGATCAGGGGCGAGAGGGCGGTCAAGCGGCGACCTCCTCGTCATTGTCAGCGAAGATGAGCGTCTCGCCGTCGATGAAGAACGTCACCTTCAGCAGACCAATTTCGCACGCCTCACAATCAACGGTGCATTGGCGCTGCCTGCCCACAACCGTTCCATCTTCGGCGCAGAGGGCGAGCGCCTTCTTGCCCGGGACAGACGGCGCGGCGATCACCTTGACGTAGAACTTCATATCGCCACTCCCGCGACCAGCCCGAGCCCGATCCAGAACGCCAGCCAAGCAAGGCGATTGAGGGCTCGGCTGAACGCCCGACCGAACTCGGCCATGTGCTCCGGATCATCGTCGTTCGCGGCGAGTGGAAGCTGCGGCTTCGTGTTGTCGACGGCCAGGTAGATCATGCCGCCAGTTCCTGAAGCTCGCGCGCCCGCTTGCTGCCGGCGTCGACGGCCTGATCGTGCAGGTCCGGCCGAGCGCTCTTGAGCCCAGCCAGGTTCTCCGACCAGCGCGCCTGCAGCGCCATCAGCGCCTCGATGTCGGGGCACTGCTCGACCTTGGCGATATATTTGCGCGTCCAGTCCTCACTGGCTTCGTCTCGCGAGGGAGCGCGCCCTTCGGCTTGCGGACTCGGTGTGCTCACCGGCTCGCCCTTTGCCCAGGCAGCGAGAAAGCGCCCGGCCTCGCGCGTGATCGGCTGGCCATTCGGAAACGCTGCCTTGTGTTGCTCCTGCAGCTTCAGCGGGACTGGCACGCCCGGGTTACTCGGCAGCAGCAGCAGCGACGTCGTGATTTCATACGGGAAGCGCTTTTCGCAGATCGGATGCCAGCGCTCGTCGATCGGCCTGTCGGCGGCGGCGATCACTTCTGTGATGAACTGCGGCTTGCCCTTCCAGATTTCCTGATTGCCGTCGCGGTCGAGCTTCGGCTTGCGGACGAGCTGCATCTTCTCTTCGGCGCGCAGGCAGACGATGATGTGCGGCTTGGCGCGCAGCATGTGGTTGACGAGACCCTTGTGCGCGGACTTCGGCACGATCCATTGCGATGGCGGTTTCTTGCCCGCGCGCTCCTCTTCGGCGGCCCAATCGAGGATCCCGCCTTCGCCTTCATATTCGTGGCTGAAGCTGTCGACGACGACGACAGACACGCCCGCGTCCTCGGCGGCCTTCAGCGCTTCCTCGTAGCGGCCAGGACGAAACGGCGGGTCCAGCTCGGCGTGCATGAAGTCGAAGCGGTCGGCGTAATGCAGCCCGCGCCGCCGCTCCGTGTCGATGAAGGCGATCTTGCCGCCGGTCACGGATGCAATGCCGGTGGCGAGCTCGAGCGCGCTGTAGGTCTTGCCGCTCCCCGACGAGCCAGCAAGCCCGATGAGTAGCGGAACGCCTTCGCGGCGTGCGGGACGGAATGAGAAGGTCACGGTCAGTCAGCCGCCCGCCGGAAGCCCTCGGGCGTATATTCCCGCTGGCGCCTGACCTCGTAGATGCCGGGCTCGATTTTGACGCTCTCGTGCGTGTCGAAATCGCGCAAGTGCTTAAGCTCTGCTGGCTCGTCCTCGACCACGAGGAAGAGCGCCGGGCGACCTTCGAGCATTGCCTGAAACTCATCCATCGCCTTGAAGGCGCGAACGGTCGGCCGCTCCATCACTATGTGATCGTGGCCCGTCTCACTATGGGCCAGCGTGTGCCGGCCGTTGACCGCCGCAACTTCCTGCGCGCCCTCGGGCAGTACCTCGATGCGGATCAGCATCATGTCGCCCTGCGCCGCAATTTTCTTGAATTCCTTCATAGCCGCTCTCCTTGATTGATCGTTCAGGTTCGTACTTCGAGACCGCGCAGCGCGTTGCCGTCGATCCCGTAGGTCCATGCATTTGCCTCGAGTGCCGTCTTCATGTTCGGAGGCACCGGCAGCGCGAATTCGCGCCCGGTTCCGCAGCGCACGCGCAGGAACTTTTCCTCGCCGATCTCGGGAATGGCTACGCGGATCAGCTCGCCGACTTGCGGGTCGTCGTCCCGGTCTATGGTGATGCCGCCGAGCTCGCTGATGATACGGTTCCAGCCGAGGATCTCGCAGGCCGCGCGGCGCTGCTCGATATTCTCCCAGGTAAGAGCCTGCTGCGGCGTAATCGCCTTCTCGGTGATCCATTCCTTGGGGACCTGGACGCCGTGCCATGAATAAACCTCGCAGCCATCGTCGAAGTCGATCGCCGGGCCGTTCTCGCAGTGCAGGAGCCGCTGATCGTCCCAGCGCGTTTCAGGTCTACCGGCGACGATGATGCAGCTCTCCATTGGCCACCACCAGCCGCAGGTCTCGCTGACCGTGAGCCACCATCCGAGTCGTTCGCGCTCGGCGTGCGAGTAGAATGCACCGGCCATTTCTCCGCCGCGCCAGTAGGCCCACCAGCCCATCTCGCAGTGACCGTAACGGCGATAATAGGTCGCATTGTCGAGCTGGCTGCCGAGCTTGCTGTCGAGCTGGCTGTCGAGCTGGCTGCGGAGCTGGCTGTCGAGCTGGCTGCCGAGCTGGCTGTCGAGCTGGCTGCGGAGCTGGCTGCCGAGCTGGCTGCGGAGCTGGCTGCGGAGCTGGCTGTCGAGCTGGCTGTAGAGCTGGCTGCCGAGCTGGCTGCGGAGCTGGCTGTAGAGCTGGCTGTCGAGCTGGCTGCCGAGCTGGCTGTCGAGCTGGCTGCGGAGCTGGCTGCCGAGCTGGCTGCGGAGCTGGCTGCGGAGCTGGCTGTCGAGCTGGCTGTAGAGCTGGCTGCCGAGCTGGCTGTCGAGCTGGCTGCGGAGCTGGCTGCCGAGCTGGCTGTCGAGCTGGCTGCGGAGCTGGCTGCCGAGCTGGCTGCGGAGCTGGCTGTAGAGCTGGCTGTCGAGCTGGCTGCCGAGCTGGCTGCCGAGCTGGCTGCGGAGCTGGCTGTCGAGCTGGCGTTCAGCAACTGTAGGGAGTTGCTGCTGCGTCAGCGCCGAGATCACGAACGGCATTGCCAGGATGGCGATCAGGGGGCTGCTGAAGCGGAAGATCGGCCGACGCTTTTCCCCGACGGCATCGCACATTTTGTCGAAGGCCAGGCGCGCCGCCTCGATGTCGGCGGGGCCGGGCGTCAGCGCCTTCCTCAGCGCCTCGTCACGATATGCGAGGATTTCCGCCCATTGCTCGTCGCTGAGCTTCGTGATCTTCGCCTTGCGCTCTGCGCCTTGCATCCTGAGCTTCACTTCGCAATTCCCTCTTTCACTGGCAGCAATCCGAAGGCGTCGCGCTGGTCTGCGTCCTCGAATGCCTGATGGTCCTCTGCTGTTCGTTGGCGCGGCTTGATTGCAGCCAGTTCGGCGAGCGCGGCGTCGAAGCTGCCGTCGTCCTCGCGCTCAATCCAGCGCTGCTCGTGCCACGGCGGCGGGTCATGCCAGGCCGTTTCCGTCCGATAACCCGGCCACCAGTTCCGTTCCTGGCACAGCCCGAACAGCTTGATCGCGTGCTCGACCTTCCTGTCCGCCATGGCCATCGCGCCGGGGGCAAGGCGATGCGTGGCCATGGCGAACGGTTCGTCGACTTCAGCGACGACAAACAGCAGGAAGGCGTGCTCATTGATGCCGAGCTTCTTCAGGCCACGCCGATAGAAGGCGTCCTGAATGTCGCAGCCGGTGTCGAACATCACCTTGCGGCCCCATTGGTCGGGCGACGCCGCGGCGGCGGTCGTTTTCAGATCCGGATAGGCAATGCCGAAGTGTGGCATCCAATCGAGGCGCGCACGACACCACACGCCATTGTCCTCGCGCCAGATCAGCGTTCGCTCGGGAATGCCAGCCTTCAGCGCGTCATGCGCTTCCTCGTGCCGCTCGACCTGGCTTTGCACGACCTCGACCATGCGCTCGGCAGCGCGCAGCTGGCGCGAGAGCATCGGAATGTGCCCCATCGCTCGCGCCGTCTCGCGTGCTTGCTTGGCCGCGCTAGTGCGCCAATCGTCAGCGGCGATCTCGGCAATGTCCGCGCCCTTGCCAAGCATCAGCTTGTGGAATGCGGAGCCGAGGTCGAACGCCTCCTTTTCCTTCGGCTCGAAAGCCGGGTTTAGGCGCGGGTGATTCCAGTAAGCGTGCCAGGGCGAGCGATCGACGAGCAGTTTGGCGATGGTCGAGCTCAGCGACGGCGCGGGACAGCAGTCGGCGTGATATTCCGCCTCGCTGATGTCGTGAACGCCCTCGGTCAGATGTACCATGACAGCACCCAAGCGGCCGCAGTGGTGAAAAGGCATCCGGCGCCGAAGCACGCGCCACAGAAGAGCGTGATCTCGTCGGCCGTCAGCGCGAAGGTGCGGGGCTCGACGTCGTGCCAGTGCCGATCATGGGCTTCGAATCTCTCGTGCAGGCTCGTGCCCGGGTGCTGGTTATCGCTGACGAGGTGCAGGGTCATAGCCAGCCGCGCAAAAGCTGAAGGGCGAAGAGCAGCGCGATAGCTGAGGCAAGCGCGACGAACAGCTTGGCGCTAGGGTCGCGCGGCTGCTCCATCGGCTGAATGCGGCCGTGCAGATGCTGGCGCCGGCCCGGATGCTGGCGCGCGATCTGATGCGGAAGCATGCTGAGCTTGCGCGGGTCGACCGGGCTGGTGACGAAGCGGCTCATGCCCAACTCCTCGGCTGATGCCGCAGCGCCGCTTTCCGACGCTCGGCGTAATCGGGATGCGCGGCAGCGAACTGCGCGCGCTGCTTGCGGATCAGCCGCTCCAAACGGCGGCGGGCGATGTACATGCGGAAGAGGCGGATCATGCCGGAATTCCAGCGATCGAGGCCGCGATGTCGTTGACCATCCGCCAATGCGCGGCGGCTTTGATGATCTCTTTCTCGTCGGCGCCCTCGGGCAGCAGCGCACGCAACACTGTTACCGAGGCGCGATAGGCCGCGCGGTCGTGCTCGCGATCCGGATTGCCGCGCATCAGGCAGTCAGCAGCGTTCCGAGCTGCGTCCCACTGCGGCTTGGTGAGGTCCGCCAGCTTCATGCTGCCGCCCTCCGCTGCTCTTGGCTCAGCAGCTGCTCAATCAGCTGGTTGCCATCCGGCGCGCTCAGTACCTCCCGCGCGCGCTCGTGATCCCATTTGTGGTAGATCGCGAACTTCCGGCTCAGATGCGAATATTCGCGCTCAACCCACTCCTTGTGCAGACGGCGCAACCGCCCCGCGATCTTGCCAGCGAACGAGCGATGATCGCGCGTGCCCCAATCGTCGCGGATCGGGCGGCCTTCGGGCGGGTCGGCGAGAATGGCGGCGATCAGTTCGCTCGCGATCTGCGATCTCGCCCATTCAGGAAGCTGAAGCATGGCGTCTCCCCAGCGGCAACGGGCCGCTTGAGGATTTCTTACGTATTACGAAAAATTAGGTCAAGCAGTATTTTCGCATTGCGTAATTTATTCAGCTGCGCGGTCCTGAACCGTCGCAACAATGGCGGCCCCGGTAAAGAGGACCGCGCTCGTCAGGCCAGAGACGAGCCCGATCACGATGTCCAGCATCTGAATGTGCATCAGTTGAAGGTTCGCGATGCCTCCGCCGAAAGCAGGCTCGCTGGTCGGGACTGTCGTGTCGATCGTCAGGCCGGCGAAGAGAAACCACGCCGCGCCGACCAAGAGCAGGAAAGCGGGTATCGAGAGCGCGTAGCGCATCGCTCACTCCGGTCTAATTGAAGCCACAACAATGCCGACGATTTCAACCCGCGTGATGTCGGGCGAATCTGGTCGATCACCTCTGAAGGCGTTGAACTGTGGATTCGTCGAGCGCGGCACGAGCCATTCAGTGCCGTCTTCGTCGCGCACGAGCTCCTTCACCGTCGCCTCAACGCTCCCATCCTGGCGGTGCCGAACCGCGATGACCCGCTTCCCCGATTCTATCATGTGCTCGCCGTCATATTCGACGCAATCGAGGATGGTGCCCGGAGGATAAATGAGGTTCATGCTATCGCCGACAACGCGGAGCCCGAACCGCTTTCTGACGGAGGCGCTTACGTCCGCGCGGCCGGTGTAAACCTCCCAATCGTCTGCATTCACCTGCCAGGCGTCAATCCAGATGCCCGCAGCCACGCGGCCCTTTACGAATAGCCGCGGTCCGGCAGGTTGATATTCTTCCGCGGTCGCGAAAATCTCGCCGATCGAAGTGCCGTAGGCTTCTGCGATGGCTGACAGCCGGTTGCTCGGGATATTGTCCCCGCCGGCTTCCCAACGGCTGACCTGTGGAACAGACACGCCGAGGCGCTCGGCAATGTCGCCCTGGGTGAGCTTGGCGCGTTTTCGTATTGCCTTGAGATTGTTCCCCGCCACGGGCGACAATTCATCCACAGCGAAGATCAAATCCATGCCGCCGCACGAAAATTGCGGCTTGCGTAAATTTTCGCAATGCGTAATGTGCGCGGTCATGAAACTCACCGACTATTTGGAAGAGACCGGCGAGAAGCAGACGGAATTCGCTGCTCGCGTTGGCACCACCGATGCGACGGTCAGTCGCTTGGTCGCGGGCAATCTTCGGCCTGGCCTCGATCTAGCGTTGAGGATCGAGCGGGCGACCGACGGCAAGGTTCCGCCGCGCGAATGGGAGCCCATTGAGCCGAAGTCGGAAGCGGCATGAGCTGCTCTAATTTGAAGGCAGCCGCCGACTGGGGGAGGGAGTCGAACGGCTGCCTTGTAATCCCGGGTACTCATCACACGCTCCGTTCGCACTCGGAACGGGGGCGTCACTAATCGATGTCCCCTTCAATAATCACGAAATATGATTGCGACGCCATCCAAGCTGCGATGGCGGTCACGCTGCTGCACTTCAAAAACTCGCGGGCCGACATGACGCTCAAGAAGATCGGGCGCTTGATCGAGCGCGAGCCTCAGTCAGTGCACGCCTACATCTGCACCGACACGGAAATGCCCGCGTCGTGCTGGCTGAAACTCACCGCCGAATTTCCCGAGCTCGAGGATCGGCTGATCTACAACCTGGACGAAGCCGAGAAGGCTTTCCGCGCGAGGCAGCGCTCGCTGAACCTACCGATGCCAGCGCCGCAGGAGCTTGCGGCATGAGCGTCTATTTCATCACCGCCCGCCAAGTCGGCTTAGTGAAGATCGGATGCGCCGACGATCCCTATGATCGCCTGGACAAGCTGAGCACCGCAAGCCCCGTAGAAATTGTCATCGAAGCCGTCATGCAAGGCTCTTACGCCGAGGAGCGCGGGCTTCATCGCCGGTTCGCAGAACATCGCGTTCGCGGGGAATGGTTCACGATCGTGCCAGAAATCGAACTGATCATCGCGACATTCCCGGCGCCTCTGAAACGGCACGCGACGAGCGCCGAGCGCCGGCGCATCCGGCAGAAATTCCAGAACATGCGCGAGCCGCGCAGTCCGATCTTGCAGCGCGACCTGAAGCGCTACGCGAACGCGATGGCCGCTTAGATGCTCGCGCTGGCGCCTCTTTCCTTGCCTGACGTCTATCCGGGCGTTCGCATCGTCGTGCCTGGTCCGCCAGTGCCAAAGGGGCGCCCTCGCGTTACGACACGGGGCGGTTTCGCTCGCGCTTTCACTCCTGCTAAAACGCGGCGCTATGAGGATCTGATCAGGCTCAAGGCCGCCGAGCACATGGAGCTGTTCACGCTTCCGCAGCTCCAAGGCGCGCTCAGCGTCAAGATCCGCGCTTTCATGCAGACGCCGCAGGCAATCGCGAAGCACAAGGCGAAAGGGCCGCTCGCTGAGACCGGCGAACTGCGCCCGCTTACGAAGCCCGACGTGGACAACTTCGCCAAGGTGATCGACGCGCTGAACGGTATCGTGTGGCGCGACGACAGCCAGGTCGTCAGCCTGACCGTCGACAAATTCTATTCCTCGCGCCCGCGGCTCGAGCTGACGGCGGTCGAGCTATGAACCGCGTCCTCCACGCCGGATGCAGGTCGGAACTGATGGACGTCGACCTGATCCGATACCTGTCCGCGCTTGCACGGCAGACGAGGCGGCCTGGTCAGACACTGCAGGCGCGACTCGATGAGCTGCGGCGGGAATATGGCGATCACACGACAGGAGGGATTTTATGAAAAACAAGCTGACGGACTTGAACAACCACCTGTTCGCTCAGCTCGAGCGGCTTTCCGACGAGGATCTAACGAGCGAGCAGATCACGGATGAAGTGAAGCGCGCTGACGCCGTCGTGGCCGTCGCCGACCAAATCGTTCGCAATGCCGATCTGCAGCTGAAGGCTGTGACTATCCTCGCCAATCACGGAGACCGCTTCAAGCCGCACCTGACGATGCTCGAGCAGCCGGCTCCAAGGCCAGTTTCAGACGCGGCGTGAAGGGCCGGCAGATCATCTACAGCGCCGAGGAATCGGCGTGGCTCGAGGCTAACCGCCTGATGGTGATTGGCGATTATGGCCGCGCCTTCCGCGGGCGCTTTGGCCGTGATGATGTGTCCGACGCAAACCTGCGCGCCCTCAGAAAGCGCAAGGGCTGGAAAACTGGCCGAACGGGCTGCTTCGAAAAGGGGCAAGCACCCCACAACAAAGGCAAGCAATGCGAGCCAGGGCGCGGCGGCAATCATCCGAACGCTCGGCGAACGCAGTTCACGAAGGGCGAGCGCAGAGGCGTGGCGATCAGGCTTTACAAGCCGATTGGCACCGAACGAGTCAGCAAGGACGGCTACATCGAGCGCAAGATTCACGACGGAATGCCGCTTCAATCGCGCTGGCGAGCGGTTCATCTGATCGAATGGGAGGCCGCGAACGGCTCGATCCCGAAAGGCCACGTGCTCAAATGCCTGGACGGAGACAAGCTCAATACGCACCCGTCTAATTGGGAGGTCGTTTCGCGCTCTTTGCTGCCGCGCCTTGCAGGAGGAAACCGTTATCGCCGAGTCCTGGCGTTCGACGACGCCGCGCCCGAGATTCGACCATCAATTCTCGCCATTGCCAAGGTCGAGCACGCAGCGCGGCAGAAGGCGCGTGGATGATGAGCCTCCCCGATCCTCTCACGCCGCCTGACTGCGATCTGCGCGGACTGCCGTTCATGCCCATGGACGTCGTTCGCGTGCTCGACAGTGACCTGTTCGCGCTTTCCACTGGCGAAGAATTCAAGGCCGCGCTGGCGCTATGGTGCAAGGCATGGCTTCAGGTTCCGGCGGCTAGCCTGCCGGACGACGATCGCGTTCTTGCCCATCTGTCCGGCGCCTGCGGCCGTTGGCGCAAGCTGCGCGACATGGCGCTGCGCGGCTGGATCAAGTGCAGCGACGGCCGCTTCTATCACCCTGTCGTGGCCGAGAAAGCGACCGAAGCATGGAAGCACAGGCTGGCCCAGCGAGAGCGCGCGAACAAGCGTTGGGGTAATGCCGAAGGACAGTCATCCGGTACTGCCACGGCAATGCCACGGCATAGCCATGGCAATGCCAGCGCCACGGACGCGGCAATGCAAGGGAGAGGGACAGGGACAGTAAAGGGAAAGGCTGAGTCTAAGCCAGCCCTTAGTGATTCAATTCCAAAGCCTGAGCCTTCGCGCGTGCACGTGCACGAGAAGCCGCCGCCGGGCATCACCGATCCGCACCTCGCTTTCGAGTACGTCTGCCGAGCCGCCGATTGGCGCGCAGCGAACGACACGCAGCGGCAGAATGGAATTTCAATAATCAATGGCTGGCTGGCTTTGGGCTGCACGCTCGAGCTGATCCTGTCCGCCATCGCCAAAGCACGCAAACGCGACGCCTCGCCAACGAAGTCGCTCAAGCGCTTCGACAGCACGGTTCGCGGCATGCGGCTCGATCAGCTCGGCGGTGGGCTGCCTGTCACGAGCGCCGATGCTTAGGCATTGGCGAGCGGAGTGGCCAAGCGACTATCGGTGGCGGGTGGGTGATGCGTCAGGGGAGGGTGATATGGGTGCAAAGCGTTCACGGGCTCGCAAGCAGCGACGGGCAAATGCGCCCAAGCAGCCGCTCGTCCAGGAGCCGCCGGTGAATCGCTTCGCTGCAGCACATGGCGACTACGCCGACGAGACGATCGTCGACCTCAACAACGAGCTTGGGCACGGGCGCAACCGCACGTTTCGCGTCCTGCGCAACCGGGCCGGCACAACCGTCGAGCGATGGCTCAGTGCGGGCGCGCTGACCCGCGGACAGACTGAGGCGATCTCGCTCTACTGCTGGTCGTACCGTCTGCGCTTCGGTACCGAGCAGCGCGTCATCGCCAACTACCATGTGGCTGGCACCATTCGCGGCATCCCCGCCGATCCATCCGTGTTCATCGACAGCCAGATCGAAGCGAAGGAGTTCCTCGACCAGGTCGACAAAGACATCTTCAGCCTCTGCAACCCCAAGTGGAAGGATTGCTGGCAGATGGTCGTGCTGTATGACGAAGCGGCAGGTGTCGCGGGATCCCGTCTCGGCTTCAAGAACAAGGGCGCCGAGGCATCAGCCCGTGCCATCTGCGAGTTCATCGCTGATCAGATCGCGTACCGTTGGAGGCTTGGCTAAATGCCAGTTGACAGTCGGTGCACCCTTAAACGATAACGCAGCTATTCGTTGAAGCTACGCCCGCCGGCCAACAGGTCAGAGCGGGCGTCTTCATATCTGGCCCTCAGCGATCATCGCTGGCCAGCAGCACCATCCCCCGGCGCTCACCCATCCCAAGGCAGGGGGTGGTAAAAGTCTGCGGCGTTTACCGCGCGGAGCGCGCCGGTGCTCAAAAACAGAGTTAATTTCAAAATGAGGGTCGCTGATGGCCGACTGGCCCTACAACACGGCGGCCTGGCAGCGTCTCCGTTCGGCCAAGCTGGCGCGCGATCCGCTCTGCGAAGATTGCTTGACGATCGGCATGGTGACGGCGGCCAAAGCGGTCGACCATAAACGGGCGATCAGCGACGGCGGCGAAGCCTTCCCACAGCTCGACGAGCTTTCGAGCAAATGCTGGCCGTGTCACTCGCGTAAGACGGCTCGCGGTGCCGAGCACGGAGCGGCACGAACGGACAAGCCGATGAAGGGCTGCGACGCGGCGGGAAACCCGATCGACCCGGCTCACCCGTGGGGTGCGGCCAGCGAGGAGGAAAAATGACCCTCGTCGATGGCCTCATCAACTGGGCCAAGACCCACTCCAAGGACGTTGCGAACGTCGTCACATTCGCTGGCGATGATCTGTTCACGCGCTACGAATTCTTCCGCGAAGACGAGTGGCCGGACAAATGGTTCGATCGAAAGCTGCAGTCCGATCCTACTGCCAAACGACCAAACGCGCTCCCGTGGTGGCTGCCGGTCAACGCGTTTCTGCACCATTGGCGACTTGGCCCGAATACCCCTGAGAGCTTTCACGACCACCCACGCTGGTCGATCACCGTCTGTCTCAAGGGAAAATTGATCGAGCGAACGCCGTGGGGCGATCGACATCTGAAGCCGGGGTCGGTTGTTTTTCGCTCCCACAGAGCCATTCACGCATTCGAAATTCCAGAGGATGCTGGGGAGGTGTGGACGCTGTTTATCGTCGGCCGCAGAAAGCATCGGCAGAACAGCTACACCATCGTTCCTCGGTAGCTCCGATGGGGATGCGCGGACCTGGCGCGCGGCCGGGCCTCAAGGCGAAAGCCGAATTGCCCGAACGGCCGGCGTCGTTCCCGTGGCAAGCCGAAGGGCTGAGCCGCGCCGAGCGTGTCATCGCCTTCATCGAGGACTTGCCCGTCACGAAGGGCATCCTCGCCGGCTCGAAAATGGCGCTGCTCGAGTTCCAGAAGGAATTCATTCGGGCGATCTACGATCCGAAGGCGGAGGACGGGCGGCGGCTGGTCAGGCTGGCGCTGCTGTCGATCGGGCGGAAGAACGGGAAGACCGGGCTGATCGTCGGCATCGCGCTGGCGCACCTCCTCGGGCCCGAAGCCGAGGACCGCGGCGAGATCGGCTCTGCGGCGAACGATCGCGAGCAGGCCGCGTTGGTCTTCGAAGAGATCGAAGCGATTATCGATCGAACGCCGTGGATGCAGGCGATCTGCAACGTCCAGCGGTTCAAGAAGCTGATCGAGGTGATCGGCACGCCGCCCGACGACAAGGGCCAGGGCAGCGTTTACGAGGCGCTGTCGAGCGACGCGAAGACCAAGCACGGCATGTCGCCGTCGCTGTGGATCTATGACGAGCTCGCGCAGTCGCAGAAGCGAGAGCTGCTCGACACGCTTTCGACCTCGCAGGGCGGTCGCTCTGAGCCGCTCGGCATCGTGATCTCGACGCAGTCGGCGCTCACGAACCATCCGCTGAGCGAGCTGATCGACTACGGCGAGCAGGTGAACGCCGGCATGCACGATGACGCGACGTTCGTCTGCCGGGTGTATGCCTCGCCGGAAGGCTGCGACCTGCTCGATCGCGAAGCATGGCTGACGTCGAATCCGGCGCTCGGCGTGTTCCGCGACGAGACGGACCTCGAGACGCTGGCGAAGCGGGCGATGCGAACGCCGAGCTTCGAAAGCGCGTTCAGGAATTTGTACCTCAATCAGCGTGTGGACGCCGTCGAGCGGGCCATCAACCGCGCCGATTGGGATGCATGCGAGGCGCGCGTCGAGCTTGACGACCTGAAGGGGATGAAATGCTTCGGCGGGCTCGACCTGGGCTCGACCAGCGATCTGTGCGCGATGTCGCTCTACTGGCCGGAAGTCTGCGCTTCATGGACGTGGCAATGGGTGCCGCGGGAAAGGATCAGGCAGCGGGTCGAGACTGACCGCGTGCCTTACGACGCCTGGGAGCGCGAAGGGCACATCATCGCGACGCCAGGACGGGCCCGGGATAATGCTTCGATCATCCGCAAGCTCTTGTGGGCTTGCACGATGTTCAACGTCATCGGCATCGGCTTCGACCGCTGGCGGATCGAGGATCTGGTCAAGCAGCTCGAGGATGAGAACTTGGGCGAGGTTGCCGCGAAGCTGTCGCCGTTCGGCCAGGGCTTCAAGGAAATGGCGCCGGCATTCGATCAGTTCGAGACGCTGCTGATCGACCGCAAGCTCAAGCATGGCGGCTCTCCAGTGCTTCGTTGGCAGGCGTCGAACCTGATCGTGCAGCGCGACGAGGCGGGGAATCGCAAGCCGGACAAGCGCCGGTCGTTCGACAAGATCGACGGCATCGTGTCGCTGATCATGGCAGTGGGGGTGGCGATGGGAGCAAAGGTCGAAGCTCCCCTGGAGCTGCAGGTGTTCATGTGAGCCTGCGTTCAGCGCTCGCGGCGTGGATTGACGACAGCCCGCGCTACAGCGATCCGGTCTATAACAGCCACCCGCAAACGCCCATCGCGAGCTACGTCCCCGGCAGCGATGCTTGGTTTGACCTTTTCGGGACGTCAGGGATCGTCGGGCTTCCGCTGGTCAGCGAGCAGACGGCTCTTACCGTCTCGGCGATTTTCTCGTGTGTGAACCTCATTGCTGGCGCGATCTCGGCGCTGACGACGCAGTTCTACCATCGTCAGGGTGAAGGCGAGAGCCAGCAAATCCATGGCGACCCGCTCTGGTGGACGCTCAACGAGGAATTTTCGCCGCGGTGGAATGCCGCGAACGGCTGGGAATACATCGGGCAGTCGCTGCTGCTGCACGGCGATGGCCTGGCGATAATTCAGCGGAAGCCGAACAAGAGCCTGAACGCCGGCACGATCGAGGGGCTGGATCCAATCCATCCGCTTGCAACGACGATCCTGCCTTCGGCCGATTACAGGCGGCTCGTCTATCTAACTGCTCGGCCATGGGGTGCGGTCGAGGTTTACGACCAGGACGACATTCTGCATGTCCCCGGCTTCGGCTTTAACGGTTTTCGCGGCCTTTCGCCGCTCCGTCACCAGCTAAGGATGACCGGCGCCGTCGGCTTGGCGACGCAGGAATTCGCGGCTCGCTTCTTTGCCAATGGCGCGCGGCCCGACATCATTCTGAAGTCCGACCAGGCGATCAACCAAGAGACTGCCGATCGCATCCGCGACGAATGGGTGCGGCAATATGGGGGCCTCGAAAATTCTCACCGGCCGGCGGTGCTGGGCAACGGCTTTGAAGCCAAGCCGCTGACCCTTCCGATCGAAGAAGCGCAGCTGCTCGAAACGCGCAAGTTCGCGGTCGAGGAAATCGCCCGAATCTACGGAGTCCCGCCCTTCATGATCGGGCAGATGGAAAAGACGACTAGCTGGGGCAGCGGCATCGAGACGATGGGCCAGGGCTTCGTGCGATTCACGCTTCGCCAGCACCTGACCAAGATCGAGAAGGAAATTAACCGCAAGTTCTTCCGAACCTCTGCAAAATTCGTCGAATTCGACACTTTTGAGCTCGAAAAAGCCAGCATGGAGACGCTTTTCAGCGCCTTCAGCACCGCCCTCGGTGGCCAAGGCAAGCCGGGTTTCATGACGGCCGAAGAGGTTCGCGCGAAGCTCAACCTCACTCGCTCGCCGGCGCATGGCTCACTCGCCCCGGCACAGGATCCAAACGCAAAGCAAGGAGCGACGGACAATGCACCGCAAGCTGCTTAACCTGCTCGCCCGCAACGCGAAGAAGGGTGAGTTCAAGGCCGAAGGCAACACGATCTACCTTTACGATGTGATCGTCTCCGCCGATTCCGACGCAGAGTGGTTCGGCGGCGTGTCGGCCGAGAGCTTTGTCCAGACCCTCAAGGGGATGAGCGGCGACGTCGATCTGCGCATCAATTCTCCGGGGGGTGACGTGTTCGGCGCCAAGGCGATGGCGCAGGCGATCCGCGATTATCCGGGGCAGGTGACGGCGCACGTCGACGGCATCGCCGCATCGGCCGCAACATTCCTGACCGCTGTCGCTGACAAGACCGTCATGGCGCCGGGCTCGATGCAGATGATCCATAAGGCTTGGACGATCGACATCGGGAATTCGGACGATTTCCGGTCGACGGCCGACCTCCTCGACAAAATCGACGGCACGATCGTCGATGCGTACGGGGCGGCAGCCCAGCGCCGCGGCGTGGATCCAGCTGACTTCGCAAAGATGATGGCTGGCGAGACCTGGTTGAGCGCGCAGGAAGCTATCGATCTTGGCCTCGCCGACGAGCAGGCCGAAGAGAAGCCGAAGGCGCGGGTCGATTGGGATCTGAGCGCATATGAGCGCGCGCCCGGCAGCGAGCCGAACCGCGAAGCGGAAGCGCTTCGTGCCGAACTGGCCGAACTAAGGGCGAAGGTGGCCGACGACGAAGCGTCGCGCGCCGCCGCGGAATCCGAAGAGATCGAGGCAGGACAGCGGCAGCGTGTCGCCGGCCTACGCCTCCGACAAGCTGCCTAAGCGCAAGCCGCGCCGACGCAGAGCACCGGGCCCGCCTTTTGGCGGGTATTTTTTATCCCCAAGGAGATTGAAGCAATGAGCATTCAGGCTCTCCGCGAGCAGCGCGCGGCAAAGGCTAAGGAGCTGCACGACCTCGTTTCTAACAAAAACGAGGCGTGGAATGACACGAAGCAGGGCGTCTATGACGCCGGCCTCGCGGAAATCGACGAACTCGACGCTCGCATCAAGCGCATCACCGACATGAATGCCCGGGTTGCCGAGGATGCGCTGAATTCGAGCGTTTCAGAGCGCGCGCTGCAGCTTGGCGTCGACAACAAGTCGGACGGGATGAAGTTGTGGGCCAAATGGGCGCGCTTCGGCACGGAAGGGCTGTCGGCTGAAGAGACGATCGCCATCCGCAACACCATGTCGACCACGACGGGCTCGCAGGGCGGTTATTCGGTCCCGACTGAAATCGCAGCGCAGCTCATCGAACTGCTCAAGCAGTATGGCGGGATGCGTAAGGTCGCCGAGGTGTTCCAGACCTCCGCGGGTAACGATCTCAACTTCCCGACGACCGATGGCACGAGCGAGACCGGAGAAATCCTCGCGCAGAACGCGACAGCTGCTGCTCTCGATCCTTCGATGGGCAGCGTCACCCTCTCGACCTTCAAGTTCAGTTCGAAGGTCGTGGCGGTGCCGATCGAGTTGCTGCAGGACAGCGTCGTCGACATCGAGGCGTGGATCAATCGCCGCCTGGCGATGCGTCTCGGCCGTATCACGAACACGAAGTTCACGGTCGGGTCGGGCAGCGGCGAGCCGAACGGCATCGTCACCGCCTCGAGCGTCGGCAAGACCGGGACGACAGGTCAGACCGCGACCGTCATCTATGACGATCTGATCGACCTGCAGCACAGTGTCGATCCGGCTTATCGCGAGCTCGGCAACTGCGGCTGGATGATGAACGACTCCTCGGTGAAGGTCATCCGCAAGATCAAGGACGGACAGAGCCGGCCTCTCTTCATACCTGGCTATGAGGAAGCAATCCCGGCCAGCGGCAAGGCCGGCGGCATTCCTGACTCGCTGCTCGGTGATCCGATCCAGATCAACCAGGACGTTGCGACGATGGCCGCGAATGCGAAGTCGATCCTTTACGGAGACTTCAGCTTCTACAAGATCCGCGACGTGCTCGACATGCAGATGTTCCGCTTCACGGACTCTGCATATGCGAAGAATGGCCAGGTCGGCTTCCTCGCCTTCCTGCGCTCCGGCGGCAACCTGACCGACGTCGGCGGCGCCGTTCGTTACTACGCGAACAGCGCTACCTAATTCAGCGTCAAATGAGGGGGTCGGCCAGCGATGGCCGGCCCTCTCCTCTTTCCCCGAGCGCCGATCAACGGCGTTCCGGCAAGGAGGAAGACAAATGCCGAAAGCAACCGAAGCGCGAGTTTTGCTCAATCATGATGGCTTCAAGGCCGATTCTGTCGTCACCGGCGCTGACGCAGAACGCGGCGTGAAGGAAGGTTGGGCGGACGCAGATCCGGCCGCCGTCGCCTACGCGAAGACGCTCGGCGTCGAGAATGAGGCGCCTGAGGCAGCCGAAGAGCCGGCCGCCGAATAATCAGTTTCATGCCCGGGCGTTTCCCCGGGCCGACTGCGGCGGCGGCCTGAACGCCCGTCCTGCTTTTCGAAGTCAACGGTGAGCCTGGGTCGTGCTTTCGAGCGCGCATGAAGCACCGAAGGCCGGGAACTGCCGCACCTCATTGAAAAGGATGAAAAGCCATGAAGAAGTTCGCGACATTCCTCTGCTCGCTGGCGCTGCTGCTGAGCGGCCTTGTCAGCCCCGCCTTTGCTGGCGTCGAGCATGCGCAGGCGAGCGCACATTTTGGCGCAGGGATGGTCGCGCGACCCGGCCAGGTCGAGGTCGTCGCTGGCCCGCATTTCATCTACGACATCACCGATCGCGCCGCCGACGGGCATGTCCGCTGGCACGAGCGGATCCACAACCTGGTTACGACGGTCGGCAAGAACGACCTGCTCGACAAATATTTCAAGGGTTCGGCCTACACCGCGAGCTGGTTTCTCGGCCTCAAGGGCACGGGCTCGGCGGCTGCTGGCGACACGGCCGCCTCGCATGCCGGCTGGTCGGAGGTTAACCCGTACTCAGGCAACCGTCCGGCGATCACGTTCGGCACGAGCTCGGCGGGATCGAACACCGCGACAGCAGTCAGCTACACGATCAATGCCACGGCGACTGTCGCGGGCGCTTTCGTTCAGTCGGTGAACACTGGCACGACCGGCATTCTCTACAGCGCCGGCGACTTCGCGGCATCCCGCAGCGTCGTCAGCGGCGACACGCTCAACGTCACGCTAACCGTCAGCTTCACCTAATTTGACCTGATTCTGACCGGAGGGCGGGGCAATGGCCGCAACCCGCACTTCGGTCGGGACAATGGTCAGCAGTCTTTCTGCGACCACGGCGACATTTGGGACAGGAGCAACAGCGGGCGATACTGCGCTCCTGATTGTCGAGACCGCCAATCAGAGCATCACGACGCCCACCGGGTTCACCCTTGTTGACAACCCCGGCGTAGGAACAGCGGGCGCTGCCGGCGCCACTAATCTGCTGGTCTTTCGCAAGGTCAATATCACCTCGACGGACATCAGTTCCGGCGTTTCGATCAGCGACAGCGGCGATCACCAGAATGCGGTGCTGCTGACCTTCAGCGGACTCGACAGCACAACGCCGATGGTCCGGACGATGGCCGGGACGGCCTCGCCCGCGACGACTTCGGTTAGCCTGAACACCGCGTTCGGAACGTCGGCAGTCGGGGCCAACGACCTGGCGCTGGCGATCATCGCCACCGATCGCGACAGCACCACGGCCTCGACCAACACTTCTCCGGTTTGGTCGAACGTCAGCGGCTCGAACGCGTTCATCGTCAATTCCAGCAGCGCGACAGGTGCCGGCGGCGGCATTATCGTCAACCAACTCTCGCCATCCGGCGCAGAGACTGCGGCTGCGACCTTCAGTTGCTCGATTACCAGCTCGATTTGGGCCGGCATCATTCTGGTGCTCAAGGCCGCTGCGAGCGGGACCACTTACAACGACACGCTGACAGAAACCGCCGCAACCGGCGACAGCGAGACCAATACCGAGACGTTCGCGCCGACGGACAGCGAAAGCGCGGCTGCAGCGGATAGCCTCAATCCGGCGGGAAGCACCTTCGGCGTTCCGCTCAGCGAGAGCGCTGCCGCCGCTGATAGTCCGGCGAGTGCTCAGACGTTCGTCAACACGCTCGCGGAATCGAGCGCGGCGGCAGACGGCCTCGCGGGCGGTTTGCTCGTCAGTGGGTCGCTCAATGAGACGGCTGCAGCGGCCGATTCGTCCACGACGGTCGTCACATGGGGACCGGCGCTCGCTGAAAGCGCGGCGGCTTCGGACGCGGTCACGAGCACGGGCGTATTCGGCAACTTGCTCGGCGAGACGGCGGCCAGTGCCGATGCGCTGAACGCTGGCCTGGTCATCACTGCGACACGCGCCGAAAGTGCTGCCGCCGGCGATAGCCAAACGGCGACACAGACGTTTGCGTCCCCACTCGGCGAGAGCGCCGCCACTGGCGACGCTGAGACGAGCTCGGGGACGTTCCCGAACGCGCTTGGCGAAGGCGCTGCGGCGGGTGCTGTTGTCACCGGCGGAACGACGATCACCGCCAGCCTGAGCGAATCCGCGACGGCGGCAGATACCGAGACCTCGGGCGCGACGACGTATAACGACACCATCACCGAGACCGCGGCTTCGGCGGCGAGCTTCGCGGGTGGCGTCACGATCGCGACGAGCCTGAACGAAACAGCGGCAAGCGGCGCGGCACTTGCAACGCAGGTCACTTGGGCGCCGGCGGTCAGTGAGACTGCAGCGGCGGCAGACGCCGATAGCAGCGCGCAGGTTGCGCCGAACACGCTTTCGGAAAGCGCCACGGCTGCGGATGCTGAGACAAGTTCGGCGACCAT